CCATCGTTCCTGTAGAGCGTTGAGTTCCAAAGGCACTCGTATTAAGAGCGGATGGAATGTTCGTGTAGACTGGCTGTCGACGAACAACACCGGCCCCGATTTGTGCGATCAGATCGTCAAATGTGGCGATCGCCATTATGCTGACCCCTCGATCAATTCCACGAATTGCCAACCAGCCGGAATCTGTACTGGAAGAAACGCCCAGTTACGAGAGACAGGATCGAACAACAACAGCCCGGTTCCTCGTGTTGGGAGCGTTTGCTCAATCTTCTCACCGTTAATCGTTCCTAACAACACCGCCTCGCCGTTGGCGTTCTCTGAACGCTTGTAATCGGTGATCGTCGGCACCTCGACAGAGATCAACTCTGATGTTTTTGCTGTCGAAAGATCCGCCGACTCTTTTTTGAGAACAGGACGTTCCTTGACATCCTTCTCTTCGATCTTCTCATCCGCTGCTATGTCTAGTGCGATATCACCCATTATATATCCAATTTCGTGGACTGCCAGCCTGCACGTTCTATCACATGATAAGCGCTAGGCTGTGGAACGGGTATCTCGAATGTACCTATCTCCGGTATCGTTACTTTGCAGGTTCCAACGAGCGAGCAAGGCGACCACGCGTAGACTAGATACCGCTCACCGAGCTTCACAGCCGTCGCCCAGACTTTGATACTCAAGCCCGCGACGTATCCGCCGCGAGTATTCGTGCCTGGCGGAACGACGTATTGTGATCGCGGTGTGTTCAGGTCTACCTCTAAAAGACGCCATCGTGTATCCTTCGCAAGCGGAAGCGGATACACTGGAGGTACTCTGTCAAGGTCATTGCGTATCTCTGTGCTCGGATGACGTCCTGTGACGACTGGCTCACCATCGAGCCAGAACGCACGCAAAGTCTCATTTTCACAGATCGTATTGACCGCGTCAACAGCTGCGTCAAAGTACCGCTGCTTCGTATATGCATCGAACAATATGTCGGTAGGCTTTTCCGCGTTACCTGTCCAATAGCGTAGCAAATACGGCACGCGGACTCCCTTGGTCGACCAAAGCAGCCACTGAAGGCTCGCTCCGTGCAACCGAGGCGTGATCACCTCGTGAAGACCGGCCTGCTTACCTTTCGTGGCGCCAGTCCCGGAGATCGTGACGAACAGTTCGCGAAACTCCTTGCCTGGCGAGTTCGCCTCTGCTTGCTCGAACGCAGGGATCGTCTGCGAGAACCTGAACCAAGATGGTCCGGTATGATTCCACGTCTCGAGCGTGTCGTCCGTCTTGACGTAGACCGGAGGTCCACCTCCGTCGAAGATGGCGCGGTTGTGAGAGTACCATGGCGTCCATGAGATGTCACCGCCAGTTCCATTCGATGCGATGCCTGAGTAGCATTCCGTGAGCATGCGCCCACGCCACTGGGTGAGCATGCTGTCGAAGCTCTCGAACAGCCCACGATACAGTGCGACGCGTCTCAAATAGAACTCATGCTGAAACTCGTCGACTGTATGGCTCTTTGCGTATTCTGCGATTCGAACCGACGCGCCTTCCATGTTCGCACGGTACGTCTTGAATGCGTTACCGTACTGATCAAAGGTTTGCTTGCCTTTATCGCTGAGTATGTCGACTAAGTAGTCATTAACCTTTTGATTGATCTCGTTGTTCTCAGCGAACACGAAGTACGGAACATAAGGAAACAGCGACTGGACAGTCCGCATGTAGCGAGATGACGCCCACAAAGCGCCGAACTGTCTCCAAAGACTCAAATCGGCGAAGTACTCTGGGACGCCGCGGTCGTCTATCGAACCGTCGGCGAGAACGGCGAACGGCACCGCCGACAAGTCGATGTTGGCGAGGTCCTTAGCCGGACGTGGCCATTGAACAGCGATCGATCCAATATTGTCGGTACGCAGACTCACGGGAAGTCTGTTATCTTTCACGAACGCCTTCGTGGCATCACTCATCGGTGGCAACGCGCCTAGATACGCGCCGGTCGTCTTATCCTTCACTAGTTGCGTGAGGATATCGTACTTCATCGTTGGAAGTACGCGGCCACCTGCCCTGACTTGATCGACATGCCAGTCGAAATTATGTCCTCCGGTGTTCCAGTGCGCCACCATCGGGAGTCCAGAGCGCCAGTCTCGGATGTCGTCTATGTTACTCATCGTTGATCTCCAGGAGATAGAGTCTCTTGTTAGGATCTGCGTGGTGCTCTCTATGCTTATACGTGTGATGCCGCAGTATAGGTCTCATCCACCACGACGGCGTCGTTGATCGATGCGTCCCGTCAGAAGATCCGACATGCTCTGTCCATATTCTGATCCTGAACACCGCCCAAAACGTCGTGATCAAAGATACGTACCACAGCAAACCTACTGGGCAATACTGCCACAAGATGACGAAGGCGATCACCAAGATGAACGCAGCAACTGGATCTCCTACCAACCGTATAGCCTTTGAGACTTCGACAGCTCCGAGGAACAGATGATCCAGGACGAACAGCACGACTCGCTTCGTCATAGAACATGGCGTCGTCCACTGCCATCTGCTCAGCCGCTGTCTGTGAATCTCTTCAGGATCCCGCCATAGATCACCTTGATAGCGGTGATGCGCAAAGTGAAAATCTCGGTACGCGCTAATGCTTGAGCCTATCGGCCAAAAGCAGAGCAAGTTCGCCAGGAGATCGTTGAGCCATCCCTTCTGATGGGCTGCTTCGTGACCGAGGAGTCCGATCGCGTGTTGTTGGATGCCCACCAGGAACACGGTGAGGGGCGCGCACCAGGACCACTTGTCGACAGCGACGAAAGATAACAGGATCAATGACCAGTCGATAATCACCGCGAACAGCCACCGGTTCATAGACGACTCCGTTCCCTAGCTGGAAGAACAGGGCTGGCCACCATGCCCAGTGAAACTTATGCTGTCGCATGCGAACGTATCGCTGCGCTGTGTTCATCCTCCAAAAGTGCGAGTCATGATCCGTCATGACTGATCCTGGCCTACACAAAACCGCGTGGCCCAGCTGAACACCAGGCCACGCGGTTCGGGATCTCAAGACAAGCTACTCGCTTGGCGGCGTTTCCGGCGGCGTTTCCGGCGGCGTTTCCGGCGGTGTCTCGGGCACATCGGTAATGTCTCCGACGACCACCTGGAAGCCGACGGCTTCACCGGCCTCGACTGAGACGTTGAGCGTCGCGCTGAACGGCTTCACGCCTTCGCCAAGGTCTGCGTCACCACTGACAGTGACTACGGACGCAGCCACGAGACCGTTCGAGACGATCTGCGCGGCCAGTCCGTCGGGCTCTGCCGTGACTTTGACGTTGGGATCGGACGACAACCACGACGGGGCTCCGTCGACTTTGGCTGGGTTACCGAACTTGTCGGTCGCTGCGATGCTGACGCGACATTGCTGCGCGCCACGGAACGTGATCGTTGGCATTATGTTCTCCTCGGGGACAGTAGAAAGATCGGTCATCGGACCGAACGTCATGTGGATTACAGGACTATCGTTGGACGGTGGCGTGAGCCAGGACATCACCCACGTCACAAACTTGACGATGAACGCGTTCATCAGCGACTCCAGGGACAGTTTCCATTCGGACACGAGTACTGATAACGCGGATCGCCGAAGAACGCGCGGATTCCTGATCCTAGCGGTCCCGGGTGCTTGCCGTCGCGCGTGCCGTAGAAAGCGCGCCCGAGTTCCTTCTTCTCCTTCTTGGACGCTGAGCTCGCTGCCGGTACCTGATCCCATTGCACTCTCCTGTTGTGAGCGTCAGAGTGCAGGCCGACTAGTTCATGAAAGCTGAGCGTATTCAACCACTCGATCGGAAATGCGGACCCCTTCTCGTGTTCAGGCTGCTGCACTGACAGGTGAATCCTTAACGACTGCGCGTTCTCGCCGCGCACCAGATGCCACTCATAGGAACGCGCGCGGTATCCTGAACCCGACGTCGAGCGCGCAGGCGCCCTGGTCGCCGGGGCTGAGACCGTCTCCTGATCACGCTCGATCTGCGGGTTGTGCGCGAAGAAGTAACGCTCGAACTTCTTTACGCCTGTCCATCCAGACTTGAAGCCGAATTTTCCACCTGGCATCGTGAAGTGCAAGACCGGCAGTTTCATCGAAGCTGCCTCTGCAGGAACTTTGTCTTTTGACCGCAAATCGTACTCGAGTTCGTGACGATGCTCGAGGTCCTCGCCGATCTCCTTCAACAACTTGTGATCCGTCAAGTCAATGTAGACGACGACCTTACGCGGATCCCAGGGCTCCTTGGGAGTCTCTTCGACCTTCGTCGGCATCGGCGTATAGAAATCAGTCGCAGATGGCGCCGCCTGGGGAGCTTGATACGGCGTGTAGAACGCCGTAGGATCTACGGTGAGCGCGATAGCGACGATCACGATGTTCATCACTTCAGCTCCAGCGTGTAATGCTTTCCGCCATAATCCAGCCCGCCTCCGATGATCGGAACGTAGCCTCCGCCCTCGATCATCAATGCGCCACTCATGATCTTGGGCACTGCAACTGGTGGCGTCGTGGCCACGGGCGGACCGTACTTCGGCACCAAGAGCTCAAGCTCCCAGTGAGTCGGCATGAGAATTCGACCACCGGATGAGAAGGGATACATGAGAGCTCCCCTCTCGTTGATGTGATTGAGCCCGAGCGCGTGACCGAGTTCGTGCAGCATCACCTCCAGCAGCCACGGTATCGTCCACTTTTCTGAGTTGTCATACGTCTGCGACAACTGCAGATTGACAGTCGAATTGCTGCCGCACGTCGGCAGGTACGAGAGCGCAAGCGTGCCGCTCGTTCCGTCAATACGGTTGCAACGCGCGTAGATGTTCGCCTTCGCGAAGTCGTCGGTCCATTGAAGACCGACGTTCACGCAGCTGTTCCAAATCTGGAGTGCTTTCTTGTAGGTGTCGACGATCTGCTGATCGGTGACACCGGGAAGTGATCCTTTGATGCTAGCGGTGACGGTCTTATGACGCCAGATGCAGATGTTCTGGGACGCAGCTTCCGCGTTCGCGCAGCGACGCTGCACGTACACACCGGTGATCTCCGCTGTCTTGCGGATGTGCTCCTCAAGCTCCGGCGGAAGATCAGCCTTACCGGGAAAGCGCCCAAGCTCCATCATGGCTTCAAAGCCTCCGCGATCTCGTTCCAGACCACTTTCATCTGCGGAATGGTCTGCAGGTTAAGCGAGGCGAGGCGTTGCGCCAGGCCTTGCATGAATCCGTCCCAGTACTGCTGCGTCCCAGTGAACTGGAACGTCAACTTATTCAAGTTGTCCTGACCCTGCGCAAACTGAGTCGGCGAGTACGGCGCGTTGTCAGGCATCAAAGCATACGAACTGTACGACGCCGAGAGCAACGTCTGCGTGAGCTTCCGATTGGGATCGGTCACCGCCGGCAGGTTCTGCTTGATCCAGCTGCCTATCCCAGATTGAGGAGGCGGCGCAGGAACCACCGGAGTCGTCGGAACGGTCGGAACCGTCGGCGTCGTAGGTACTGAAGGAACTGTCGGTGGCGCTGCCGGCTGATCTCCAGGGCTCTTGAGGATCGTGACGACCCAGTCCTTCGTCGCGATGCCCTCACTATCCTTGGAGACGATGAGAGTGACCCGGTAAACACCTGGGCGCGACGCGATGGCGCAGCCAACGCTCTTCTGAGGAGCAGCCCCACGATCAAGACGATAAGTACGGCGACCGTCAGGAAACTGCGCGGGCTCGACTCTCCACTCATAGAAGTCCCCGATGGACTCGGAAGCGTCGAGATCGATGAAGTCACCAGGATACCCCTCAGTGGGTCCGTTGATCATCGCCTTTGGTGGTTCGGCGAGGACCGCGATTGATACGAGAAGCGTTGATACAAAGACGAGACACCTGATCGATAGTCGCATTATCCGGGTTCCTGGGTCGCGGCCAGCGCCTGCGTCAGCATCACCTGAGCCTGCGACTGACTGATATTGAAGACCTTCATGATGACCTTGACGATGAACGGCACGAGCATCACTGGGTTGCCCGTGGCGAACAGCGAGAAGATGACGGGCAACATCGTCGGCAGCTGGTCGATCAACCACGTCCAGTCCATGGTCAGAGCTGGGGTGCCGTCGGCATGAGACGCGAGTACCACTAAGCCGGGACCCTCCATCGCGAGTGCTTCGCGAAGCCCAGGATCCTTCGACAGCTCAATGAGACGCGTCTGCAGCTTCTCGTAGTTCATTTCTTCACCGGTGGAAGTGACTTCTTGAGGTCGTCGAAGCGTTCGTCGAGTTTCTTGCTGAGCGCCTCGACTCCCTCCTCGACGGTCATCGGGCGCGGTTGGTCTACGGCCGGCGGCTGGGTCTTGGCTGCGGGCGCGCCGAACGCCGCGATGTACGCCAGGATGAGCGGTGACGCGATCGTCCCGACGGCGTTGATGACGCGCACCGGGTCGTTCTTGTTGGTAACGACGAGCGGATCATCTCCGTTCATCACCGGGACCGGGTTGTTGTTCTGGTCAGTACCCATATTCGTTATATACCTCCGGCAAGAACGCTCTTGATGTCTACGTCGTTCATACTGTCGCCTAGCGAATGTACCAATTCCATCTGACGAGAGTTGAGCAACCAGACAGAGCGGTCACCTTGCTCCGTGACAGGCTCTTTTGGCATCACGAGAACGTTCAATCCATCGTGCGTCCGCTCGACAGCCTTAACTACGCAGACTACGCGGACTTCGTCGCCGACGTGCAGGCTTCTCTCGTGCTTGTCCTTGGCCATCTTACGCGCTCCTCTCGCCGGGGTCCTCGACCCTCGCGGCTAGCCTCTCGAGCGCCGTAGCTAGCCGATCTAGGTCAGCACGTGCATTCGTAGTCGTCAGTGTCCAAGTAGCCGCATGTCGTTCTTCGATAGCCTTGACATGCGCCGCCTGCGCTTCCATGATCTTCTCGATCGTGGCTGCGTGTTGGACGACCATCTTCTCTATGCGCTCTGCATAGAGCTTCTCCATGCGGGGTTTCACCCGCGAGACGTCATACCAGAGATACCAGAGCAGTACGCCCGGTCCTCCGACAGATCCTATGTTGCGCAACCAATTGGTGAACGGATCACTTATCGGCAGTGACAGGCCGCCGCTGCCGTCGTCCCCGAGGCACAACTTCAGGGCGAGGAACATCGCCGACACCGCCAGGGCCCACGTCGCCTTCCTCGGGTTCTTGCTCGCCATTAGGTAATCTCCGCACAGTTGACTGACCGGCGGGACCCACTACGTGCCCGACGCCAGGTTGCGACTTGATCGGAATGTCCAGTTGGTCTCTGATCGCCGAGTAATCGACCAGATCGGTCTCTTCCGCTTGGCCGCTCTCTGTACCGATGTGCGCCATGTAGAGTTGCTTGAGGAATGCTCTCTTAGCGTCGCTCAACGGTGCGGGCTTGATGTATACCTTGTTCTTGTAACTCGGCCCGTGATTCAGTTCTAGTAGCACGTTCACCGCTTGTTGATTCAGCAGATGAACGATCACGCGGTGAAATCTCTCGACGTTGTCGATGGCGAAGTCCGCGTGGGCCTCCGCCTCGGCCTTCGTACCGAACTGACCCTCCAAAGAAGCGCGCTCAGGAATACCCACAGCACGCGACTTCAGCGAGTCGAGGTATCGACCACGGTCGACGAACGAGGCCTGCACCACCGAGGCTGACAGGAGCTCGATGCGCCACGCTGACGTATTCGGTGACACACCAGTCGACAAGTCATCTATCGTCCTGAGAATGGTCGACGGCACCGCCACCTTGCCACTCGAAGAGAGCGCCGCGAGTATGTCGTTGGCGATGATGAAGTTGTCGACATCCTCTTGTCCTTTGTACAAGGACGTGCCGATCGGATAGTAGACTACCCAGTGGGCGCCCGCCATCTTGTTGTCGAATCGCCTGGCGGCGTCGTCGCTCTCAAGCCAGGAGTCGTACGGACGCTCGGCTCGTCGCATCACCGCCTCGCCGTACCAGTTTGTTCCTTCGACGTCGCGATACATCACGAGGCACTCGCCTCGGTAGAGGAACACCGGATTGACGTTCACGTAGCTGTAGGTCGCCATGTTGCGCAGACCGACCAGGTCGCCGTTCCAGTCGACGACGATAGAAGTGAGGTCCTGCAACAGGGCCTTGTACTTCTCGATGTAGAACGTCCCGTCGGAATGCTGCTCCTTCACGATCTCAAACGGCTGCCACCCGAAGTCCATGAGACCGCGTATGGCGTCCTCGAGGAGCTTCTCGCGGAATGGGAGCGTGCTCTCCTTGATACGATCGACGGCGTCGCCGTATTTTTCTTCGTCGTCGCAGCTCACCGACCACTCGGAAGACAGGATAGGAGCAGCGAACATCTCGCGCAAGAACGCCAGCGTGGGATCGCGGCGCATGATCCGCACCTTGCGGAACCACCCCAGGCCCATGTTGTGGCCGAGCGCGAGCGTCTTGGGCGGCAGGAATCCGTCCGGTCCTGCGCCGACGAGTACCTGCGCGCCTGTCTGTGTGGCACTCATCAGCCGGTAGCTCCCTCTTTGAGACCACGGAGGCCTTCACCGACTGTGTGGCCGATCTTCTTCCACGCCTTGACGATTCGCTTCGGTCCGCTGACGATGTGTCCGATGGCTTGGCGGTGCGGCGCTGTCGCGACGCGAGCTACAGCCCCAACGCCGCGGCCGACTGAGCGGACGAGGCCCATCTCGACGTCCTGTGCGAACGACATGCCCTGCTTGTCAGGGCGGTGGAACAGCGTGAGCGCTTCCTTGAGCAGCATCAAAGCACGTCGAGCGCCCTCGATGACGATGACGCTCTTGATGAGGTCGCTGGCGTAGTTCTCCTTCGCGATCTTGATGATCTTCACGCCGAGCATGTCGCAGAGCTTCTTGACATATGGCAGCATCTTCTTCGACACTGTGATCGTCGCGCGAACGGCGGCGTCACCGATGCCGGACATGCCGATCTCCTTCTTCAGGATTCGCGCATGGTCTCCCTCGTCGTCGGCGATCTCCTTATACTGCTTGGCCTTGTCCAAGTAGTCGCGTCGAGACTTGATCTCGTCGCGGAGCTCGTCACCAACGGACTCCGACATCCCTGTTGGATGAGGCGGTTTTGGCTTCCGTAGTTTCTTCGTCAGGTAGTGAATACCCGCGGCTGATCCGATGGCCGCGCCGCCGATCAGCGCAGCGGTACCGAGACCTGGAACCGTGGCGCAGGCGATCTTCTTTCGCGCCTCGATGCTCAAGCTGGCGCCAGCTCCAGTGCCAGCTTTCTCGAGTTGGCTGCGGTGAAAGTTCGCGATCTTTGGATTCGCATGATTTACGTTCTTCTCATGCCACTGCTGCGCATGCGCTTGCGAGCTCCGCTGAGCGTGCCCTGCCGTCGGCTGCGCTGTGTTGGCGGGCTTCGGCGCCGGCGGATTGATAGCCGCCGAATGCTGCTTCACAGCTTGCGTGTGATAAGCCTGCATCTGCGGCGTCTTCGCAGTCTTGAGCGCCTCGGTGTGCGTCTTGAGTCCCTCGGTATGACGTGCTACGCGCGCAGCTCGTTTCGCAGCCGTCGCAGCTTTACGCTTGGCAGTGTACGCCTTGAGCGTTCCCGGAGCTTGAGCCATCGCCGCGGACGCAGTGAACTTCCCATCGCGGGCGCGCTTCCACTTGCGAAGACGCCTGACGAGATGCGCGGCCGGCGAGTTGGCCACCGTTCGCTTGGTGTTCTCGATGAGAGTACCAGTCGGCTGTTTACGGAAGTCCTCGAGGTGCTCCACGAGGTCTCTGACACGCGGCGTTCCTTGCTGTGCCATCATCGCTGCGGTGAACCTCCCATCTTGGGCTCGCTTGTACTTTCGGGCGCCCTTCTTCAGGAGGTGCTCACCGCCGGTCACGAGACCGTGCACTGCGAGGTGCGGCAGGATGTGCCCTGCGAGGTGCTTGGCGCCTTTGACGGCATACGGAGCTGCAGCTCGCGCGCCTTGATAGATCAGAGGAGCGGCGGCGATCAAACCTGCGGGTAGCGGCATGTATTGTCCTCCAGTGTGGAGAATATACCGCCGATCATGCGACCATCACTTGTGGCGTGCCGTTGGACACGGCGAGCACCGGGCACATGTAGTGTATCGGATAGCCCAGTGCATCGGTAATGTGTCCGACGTCGCCCTCGTCATCAGGAACGCGAGTCCCCTCTTCGTAGGCGCGAGACAGCAGGTCGTGAATCAAGTGCTTGCACCTCGGATGAACGAACAGCCGTCGCTTCCCTGCGGCATCACATAGCTGGCGGTTCGTCGCGGCAAAGCGTTCGACCACCGCAGGATTGCTGTCTGGATAGTACACGTGCGCTCGCTGGAACCTTCGGTCGTTCTTGATCTGGGCGTAGTCGCTCAACGAAGCGCGCGTATTGCGAGACTTCGCGGTCGCGTCGCCGATGAAGATCCAACCTCCTTGATGCGTGCCCATGCGCTGAAAGAGATGATCCAGGGTCGCCTGCGTGTGCGTGTTCCTGAGCCATATCTCGTCGAAGACGTGAAACTCTTTGCTGCCGGGTTGACGCTGCATCAACACCCACGCCATGGGGCTCACGTTGAAGTCCGATCCTACGATGATCGGCAGGTCCGGACGGTACGTGATGTCAGCGGACGTTCAGCTCTTCGTTAAACGCGTGGAAGACGCACCCAGAGGCGCTTTGCCACGACGCCATGTACTGCTCCTCGAAATCCTTCTGATCCATGTCGCTCATGGCGGCTTGGATCTCGGCAGGCGACAGAATCTCAGTGGACGGCCAAGTCCACGACGCGTACTCCGGGCCCATGCGACCGGAGCCCCAGTCGTCGAAGGTCTTCTTGAAGTCGACCGCGCCGACGCCGAAGCGCTTGGGCACGCCGATTCGCCAGCACCAGCCATTGCGGTGCGAGAGCGCCGGGCGTACCGACAAGCTGAAGTGTCCAGGCTTCTGGTCGCAGCTCTCGTCGATGACTCCGCCGTCCCACTGGTTACCCTCGATGCGCTGCGGCTTATCCATGCCGACCAGGTAGAGCTTGGAGCCGAACACAGTCTCGATGACCATGTCGCTCTCGCGCGGGTCGCAGGCCAGCCACTCCTTGGGTATCAGAGCCTTCAGCTTGTCCCAGGCGACGCGTCGCGCTTGAACAGCAGTAGGCAGTGCGAAGAAATAGATGGGATCTGGCCAAGGCTTCTTGACCGGGAGCAACCTGATCACGCGGCGCCGGGCGAGTTCCGTCTTGCCGGAGCCTCGCCCGCATGCTAGCGCTACGAACCGAGCCTTCGTGCGCCACGCCTCTGACTGCAGAGGATGATACCTGAGTGGCGTCCACGCCGCTGATAGACCTCTCGCTGCGCTGATCATCCCGTCACTATCGTCATAGAAACTTCCTGATGTCTCCTTTGTACGGAACGAACTTGCCGTCAGGGGACATCATGTAGAACTCTGCAGGTATCCTCTTCTGACCGTCTAACCAAGCGCGTGTCGCTCTGTGGTTTCCGTCTGTTAAGACGGGTTTACCGTTGTGTATGATGACGGTGATCGGAACTTTGCTATACGACCTCACCTTGTCCACATTCTTCGGAGAGACATAATGCTGAACTGTGACCAGCTTATCTACTCCGACCTTCCCTAGCCGGCCGGCTGCTCCGTGCTGATCTGGTGAGTTTGGATACCACCACTGCCATGCGGGATGATTCGCGTCTAGGTTCTCGATGGGAAACGGAGGACGACGTTGTCCTAGTAATCTAGGAATGAGATACAGCGGCTTCTTCAACTCGCGTCCGGTTTGCTTCGCCTTCACCGGAGCTGTTGCTTTGTCCACCTCAGGTTTGTCCTGAGCTTTCATCTCTCGATAGATCGCGAGGATTTGTCTCGCCGCCTTCGCGCTATTTGGATAGTACGTGACAGACCACTTAGGAGTTCCTCTGACCTTTTGCGGATACGACTGCTTATCGGTAAGAGGCATGATCCTGTTGGAGAATCTCTGCGCCGTCTCGTGATTGTCAAACGTAAGCACTGTTAAGCGCCATACAGCTTTCAAGTTGTCCAGAAAGCCCATTGCGCAAGCGCGCTTACCATTCTTGAGCATGTACCGCTTGCGTAGACTCATCTTGTCACTATCGTCATCGCGCTCGTCGGCAGGATCGTCTTCTCGAACGTCTTCTCGTCGCTATAGAGCGGCTGCGCGGTCACCGCGTCGAGTGAGAAGCCCATGGACGCAGAAGCTCCGATGCGCTTGGTCTGCAGTTTTCCACCGTACTTATTGACCACCTGCTTGATGCTCGCCAACTGCTCTGGAGAGAGCTGCGTGATAGTAACCTTGCCTCGGCCAGCACGATCAGCGGCTGCCCGAAGGCCCCTCACGCCCAGCTGGGCAAGGTCATGCATCGCTGCGCTGATGTCCTTATACTTGAAGAACGCGACTGCGCCTAGAAGAACAGGAATTGCCGCGTAGCGACCCACCTTAGCCACTTTCTCGGTAAGTGGCTGACTCTCAGCCGTCTCGTCGAGCTTCTTCTTCAGTGTGACGCGCTCCTCCTTGGCGATGTCGGCGACTTTCCTCAGTTGCTCTGGATCATTGACGTCGATCTCAGCGAGCATCTTATTCTGCTTTCGCACTTTCACGCCGAGTTCAGCAACTCGATTCGCGAATTGAATCGCCGACGCACCGACTGCGACCCATACGGCTGGACTCCGTATGAGCGCGCGGCCGGCTTGCTTCCATGGGAACGCCATCGACGCGCCTTTGTCGGCCTCCTCCACGTTCTCCACCTTGGCGCCTTTGGCCGCCGCGATCTTCTTGAGGTCCTTCATCTGCTTGAGACCCATCGCCTTGGCGAGGATCTTGTCACCGACGTGTCTCGCAGCGATGCCGGCTTTCTGAAGCGCGACGAGAAGCGCCACTTGGACTGGATACGACGCCGCTAAGGTGACGAGCATGAGCCCGAATTGACCAGGACTGAAGTCGTCTACCTTTTGCGCTCCAGATCCATAAGACGAGGGCCTCGGTCCTCGACCCTGAGCGTACTTTCGCCGCTGCTGTTCATACTTCCACCACGCACGATCTTCAGGAGAATCGACCTTGCGCCACTTCGGTCGCTTGATGATCTCGTTTCCGGCGAAGCCCATGCCTGCCTCTTCAGCGGGCTTCTTGACGATGAGGCGCACTCCCTTCTGAATCGCTTTGATTCCGCGACGTTGTAGCGCTGTCAGTGCCTCTTGGGCCGCAATCGCCGAAGCGAAGATGAGCACCGCCGCGCCTGGGATCACTCCGGCACGCAATTTGTATTCTCCCGTCGGTCCTCGTTTTGAGAGCACCTTGCGGATAGTGTCTCCGAAACCGAAGCTCGCGCTCTTCGACTGGCCTCCACCGCTCCTGGTGATCCTCCGGAGCTTCACCGAACCGCGGGCGCGCGCCGCGATGCTGCGGATCTTATCCAGTTGATCACCGTCCTTGATGGTGGCGATGAGCTTCGTCGCACCGCTCTTGGTGACGCGCACCCCGGCCTCGACCAGTTTGTCGGCGACCATGCGGGTCGCCTCTGAGGACAGGAAATCCATGACTGCGTAGGCGATGCCGACGTAGTCGACGCCCATCGACGCCCCGGCGGGGGCCGCAGCGCCAGCACAGGTGTCCTGGTCGTCTTCGAATTTGAACTCAAAGGAGAACGTGCCCTTGTTGCGGGAGTTCTTGCCGACTGGTCGATAGCCCTTCTTATCCGGCGGCGGCTGGACCTGAGGCGCCTGCGATCGCTGCGGCGCACCTCCGCTGCTCAACGGAGGCGGCGTCTGCTGCTTGGCCTTGCCGCCGCCGAACAAACTTCGAAGGAAGCCTCCACCGCCCTTCTCCGGCGGCTCGTACTGCCGACCCTGACGGATCGCCTGGGCCCTCGCCGCGGAGTCGTCTCGATTGGACTTGCTGCTCTTGCCGAGGCCGCTGAGCATCGACCGGAGCGCCGACGTGCTCGGCTTGCCCTTACTGGTCGCCTGCTTCACGACTCGGCCGCCGACCTGGGTGAGCCACTGATGAACAGCTCTGGCCAGCGCCTCGCGAAACGCGATCGCCAGGTAGCCACCGCCGATGACGGCGAGGTCGACGCCGATCCGCCTCAGCAGGTCCATGGCCTTCTGCGTGCCGACCTCGGCGGAGACGTCCACGGCCAGCTGCTTGAACACGTCGCCCACGCCAGCTTTTGGATCCGCGTAGGTCGTGTCCTTCAGCGGATCTTCGACGTGCGTGCCGCCGATCTGCACGATGTCGCCGATCATGTGGTCCAGTGGACGCACAGGCTTGTTGCCGTAACGCTTCTCGTCGATGTCGCCGCCAGGGATATTAACAGACGTGAGGAGGCTCTTGACTTCGTCGTAGGTCATCCGATGAAAGATGACCGCCGTCTTGCCGGCCTGCGTGACGTGCGCGCCCTTCTGCTTCATGGCGGACACGACCGCCGCCGTCAACTTTTGGCTTCGAGCGGTGAAGCTCACGCGCCAGTCCGACGTGATGCGGCCGCGGTCTCCCATGGCGAAGGCGAATCCCTTGACGGGCGTCGGGTCAGGTGGCATGAGCGATCCCTTCAGCTCTGCGATCACGCGGTTGACCTGCGCGCGATCGCCACCTGCGATCGTCACAGTGTGTCCACGAGCAGGATTGGTATAGTCGTCCTCATCGCTCTTAGCCTTGGAGCCGATCTTGTTGAAGGTCTCCACGGCACGCTGAGCATTCTCGAGCTTCTTGAAGTAGACCTTAATGGTCTTCGGCTCGTCCTTCTCAGGCGGACCGGCCGCCGCATTCTGAAACGGAGGCGGTCCGCTCATGGCCACGCGAGGCTCCTTCGGCCTCCGGTGAACCCTCTGCGCGAGCGCATAGACTCCCTCGGCGTCGCGATGTCCATGCTTCACGCGCACCTTGCGACCAGCGCAGGTCACCTCAGCCCTCGGGAACTTCGAGAGCGCCAGCGACGCGAATCGCCGCGCCACCTTCTCCGAAGAAAAGGTCAATGCGGCCTCGGGCTTGACCATCTTGCGCGCGTTGAGTGACATCGACGCTCCTATCTGGTGATACGGCTTCAGGACCTTGCTAGGCTTGAAGCGCACCGTATATCGTGCGGGAATCCTGAGATCGTTCTGGTCGTTGGGATTGGTCGTCCAGCGACCTCTGCGCTCTACGACCTCGAAGACGCCGAGGCCACGCAGCTCGACGCGACGACGCCGCGCCAACGCGTCGGCGATCTTCTCGATCGTGGCGTGAACGACGGGCGAGGCCTTGGCCTGGGTGATGCCGACCTCCCAAGCGATAGCGTCCACCAGCTCACGCTTCGTGAGTGATCTGATCTCGTGGTCCATAGGACCAATCTACCGCGCCGTGAACTCCTCCACGGCCACGTCCTGGTCACCGGCTCTCGCGCACTCCGCAGCGCAATGATTGCCGTCCAGTATGGTCCAGTGACCCTTTATCTTGGCCACCTTGATAGGCTTGCGCCGCTTCTTATAAGATGCGACAGTTGCTGGATCCACGGTGGGCTGCACTGACCGGAGCTGTTTCAACTTTAGCTTGCGCAGGCGACCGCGCCTGGCGTCCTTCCTGTTGAACATCTCAGCGCTCTTCTGAGCGATCGCGAAGCGCTCCTCAGGAGACAGCTCTGGGTGCGCCGGGATAGGATTCGCGAGGCGGGAGCCCTCGGACTGGAAAGCAAACGCGAAGCTCATGCCGCCTGATGACGGGATCGTCTCCAACGTATACGCATTGACGCCGTCCTTGGAGACTACCTTGAACTGTTGATTGCGCGGGAGGATGAGCTCCTGCATCGACCCGCCCTTGATCTCAGGGATTCGATCGTTGCCAGGATTGAGGAGCTTCGTGCCAGGAACGCAGATGATCCTATAGAACGTGCCGTTGGGCGCGTTCGTCTTGTATCCTATCTTGTAGCCCCATCGCTCGTCATACTGGTGACGATCACGATTGGTGAAGACAGTAGCTGCGACGTACGCTGATCTGGACGTCGACACGTACTGCCGCATCGTGATGACGTCGCCGACTTCGTGACTCAGCCGCGCTGACACGCCACGGTAGACAGTGACTGCTCGCTTGAGAGGCTTCTGACGACCTATCATCGAATCGAGGTTCTTGATCTCCTGCTTTAGAGCCGCCGGTTCGTAGACGTGCTGCTTCTTCATCAAAGAGTCGTTCACATAGGCGCGTCCTTTGCGCCAGTGAAAGAGCGTTCGTTCTTCGGACTCTGAGCGCGCGAACGCCATGCCCCTGTCGTGCAGATTCCCACCGGGCTGCCGATGCGCCCACTGTTGAAGCAGCATCGCGTGCTGCGAGCTCGTGGGGCCAGGGATCTCCAGGTGATAGCCGAGCTTCTGGGTGCTGTCCTGGTAGCGATAGCCGCCTGACGCGAGACGCTGCTTGCGCATGTTCTGCGCAGATCGACCAGTTGGGTCCTCCACTGGGACGACCCGCACCTCACTCCGGTCGAACTGCTTGAGGTCTACGCCGTCGCGGAAGAGGCGCCGCAGGGCGAGGACCGCGTTCTTCTTGTTGTTGAACCAGAGCTTCATGAGATCAATTGGCCGTCGGCGTCGTAAAGCTTAGAGGTAAGCGCCTCGATCTTCCAGATCTGTCTGTTGGCGGGAAGCTCAGGCGCATCGTATCCTGCACCAGCGATGCCGCCTACTGTAGGATTTACCTCTATGACTCTGTATGGCGCGTGATAGGCACCTAATGGCTTGCCGAATGCGTTGAACACCGTGATGGGCTGCGTCGCGACGAACGTGCGCCCCGTGACCGGATCTGTAGCTAGTGTGAACCCGGGTTGTGCGCTCTCGAATGCTATGTGACCTGACCTGACCATAGGACACACCGTGTCGCCGTCTTCTCCGTACCACAGCGGCGTAGCCCAGCGGATTCCTCCGATGGTACCCTGCGGAAACCCGAAGACACCACAAATCGCCACTCTCTTCGTGGTGACACTGGGCTCTCCAGGCATCGTGAACGGCTCATTGCGGCTCATGGAGAAATTGGTCGCCACGATGCCGCTGCCTACTGCGTACATACGCGCTACGAGCGGCGAGCCCAGCGAGACGTCTGCGCCGAAGTCATTCTCAGAGACCTTTCCTCGCGGACGCGATATATCCAGTGGATCACATCCGACGATCTCAGAGTTGAACGAACTGGCTACGGCTTTGAACGGATTATGCCCGGTATACAAAATGTCATTGTGAATTAACAGTTCACTGCCAGCGACCGTATTGGGACCATTAAACGGCACACGACTCAGGAACGGCTGCGTGAGCCAATTGCCCTGTGGATCGAAATAGTGCACCTGCGCATTGGAGCTTCCGCTATAAGCTCCCATGTACGCGTTGCCTGCATCGTCAAATGTCAGGGTGCGCGGCGCATATCCTAGGCAAAAGCCCCAGGTGAACGCTGGAAGCGGCTTCTCGTAGGTGCGCACAGTCGATCCGTTGACCGCTCTTATCGTATACGCAGGATAGTCGAACGAGATCGATGTGACGACGATGTCGCCGCTGGCATCGACCCCGAATCGTATCTCTTGCGCCTGCGACGGTATGAACGCGCCCAACGGCATCTCCACCGGCGTCGACTGCCATACTAAAGAGCCGTCAGCCAGGCGCAACTTCGCCACCGATTCGTTGACGACCGGGAAGTCCTGGCTGAGGTCAGGGTCGAACTCGTAGCGCGGCACTCCGTGCACTGAGACGTAGACGTATCCTGTCTCACCTTCTTTGATGAGCTTGAGTCCAGTAGGACACACGAAATAGCCGCGTCCGAGCAGGGAGATCAGATTGGTCTCCCACTTGATCTCGTACTGGCCGTCCATGCAGACCAATTTCGAGGGGCTCTGCAGCGGATCCACTGGATCAGGATCCAAGCCCTC